ATTACCATTGGTTCGTAGAATCTTTGGTGAATTAGCAGCACAAGATTTCGTCAGCGTACAGCCGATGAATCTACCAAGTGGTCTGATTTTCTATCTTGACTTTAAGTATGGCACAGCTCAAACTGGTCAACATACTAAAACCCAGGATATTCATGGAAACACATCCGCATCTAACACAGACGCAAGTGGTGGACTTTATGGTGCTGGTAAGTTTGGTTATTCAATTAATGACCAAGCTACATCAGTCATCACATCACTTTCACCTGCATCCGCTTCGTGGAAAGAAGTTGAGTTCGAACCTTCATTGAGTTCGTCTATCGCATCTACCGCCGCAGATCAGATTGTTAAACTTACAGCAGCAAGGGCTAATTTTACAAGACCTGATGTTGAAGGGTGTCGTTCATTTGTGGTTAGTGGTTCTGATATTTCAGCAACTTATCCAGCATATACATCCTATGATGCTACCAACTTTTACTTTTATGTAAAAGCAACAGATGGTACTATAGGATCAACTGGTATTGGTGTGAAATATCACAGACAACCTACTGATATCACTCGTGGTGATTTTGAACAAAGTTCGTTCACTACACCAGCACCTGCAACAGCAGATGATGTTGATATTCCTGAAATCGATATTGCATTACGTTCAGTTAGCATAGTCGCTAAGACTCGTAAACTGAAAGCAATATGGACTCCTGAGTTAGCACAAGACCTTAACGCTTACCATAGTGTTGATGCAGAAGCAGAACTGACTTCAATGTTAAGTGAATACATTTCGATGGAAATCGATTTGGAAATCCTTGATATGTTGAAACAGAACGCTAATGCTAAGACCGAATATTGGTCAGCTAAGGTTGGATTTGAGTATGACGGAAGTGGAACAGGAGCGGCTGCATGGTCAGAAGTTTCTGGTAATTCCAACGCTTACACTAAAGGTGAGTGGTTCCAGACTCTTGGGAACAAACTGCAAGCAGTCAGTAATACAATCCATCAGAAAACTTTACGTGGTGGTGCTAATTTCATGGTGGTTTCACCTGAAACAGCAACCGTTATCGAAAGTATTCCTGGATATGCAGCTGATTCAGATGGTGATTCGAGTAATACATCATACGCAATGGGTGTACAAAAAGTTGGTGCATTGAATAACAGATATACGGTTTACAAAAACCCTTATATGTTAGAAAATGACATCTTAATGGGATTCAGGGGAAGTAATTTCCTTGAAACCGGCGCTGTATACGCACCGTATGTACCTCTTATCATGACTCCTCTGGTTTATGACCCAGTTAATTTTACTCCACGTAAGGGTGTAATGACTCGTTACGCGAAGAAAATGGTCAGACCTGAGTTTTATGGTAGAGTCATCGTCGCAGATGTTAACTACGTTTAATTCATAGTAATTAAATAGATCAAATAAAGAAGGGAGCTCGTTTGAGTTCCCTTTTTTATTGCTTGTATATTTATAGATGACAAGAAATATCTTTTTTAGGAGATTACAATATGGAATCTATATGGCCAGGAAGTGGTTCAGCAATTACAACAGCCAGTAATTCAACTCCATTTGGACTTTACGATAGTGATACAACATTTCAATCAGACGGACCAAAATTTGCAAAATGGTGTGCACAACGATTGGGTTATCCAATCATGGCAATTGAATTACAGGATACACAATTTTATACGTGTTTTGAAGAATCTATTACAGAATACTCGGCACAGGTTAATCAATGGAATATTAGAGAAAATTTATTATCATTACGAGGACAGGCTACAGGATCATCAAATAGTGTTACACATAAAAATGTAACACCAAATTTAGCTGGCAATATCAGAATTGCAGAACAATATGGAACGGAAGCAGGAGTAGGTGGAACGGTTGATTTTAAAAGTGGTTCTATTGATATTGTAAGTGGTTCACAAGTTTATGATTTAAATAGATTATGGGCAAGTGTATCAGAAAGTGGTAATGCAATTGAAGTTCGTAAGGTATTTTATGAATCATCACCAGCAGTTCATCGTTATTTTGATCCATATGCAGGTACAGGAGCAGCTTCTCAAAATTTGATAGATAGTTTTGGTTGGGGTGGTATGTCACCTGCCGTTCAATTTATGATGATGCCGATATACGCAGATATTTTGAGAATACAAGCAATTGAATTTAATGACCAAATAAGGAAGTCAGCATTTACTTTTGAGTTGAGAAATAATAAAATGAGAATCTTTCCAAATCCAACTACAAATTATAAGTTATGGTTTGAATATCTTGTAAAGGCCGATAGAGATAATCCATTACAAACACAATATAGTGGAAGTGCTAATGTAGTTTCTGATTATTCCAATGTTCCATATGATAATATGGAATATCAATATGTAAACGATGTTGGAAAACAATGGGTTAGAAAATATGGATTTGCATTAACAAAAGAATTACTTGGAATGGTTAGAAGTAAATATGGTTCTATACCAGTTCCAAATGCAGAAACAACTCTTGATGGTGATACATTAAGAAGTGAGGCAGCAATAGAAAAATCAGATTTAATAACTCAACTCCGTGAAAATCTCGAAGCATCGAGTAGAAAAATGATGTTAGAAGCCGATAGTGATGAAGCAACGAGATTACAAGAGAAATTACAAAAAGTTCCATTACCAATTTATATAGGATAACATAATGCCAGGAAGATTTTTACCTCAAAGAGACCTTGATGTTTTCACACGGGTAAATAAAGAACTTATTGGTGATCTTATAACCGGCAAAGACGGTATAATTAACCAGCAAGTAGTTCTTTATAAAATATCCGCACACGATACTATGACTAATTTGTATGGTGAAGCAACGGGAGGAAAACGATTTAAGCCAGGTGTAAAATTTGCTTGTTTAATTGATGCAGCAGATTTTGATTATAATAATGATGAGTTTGGGCCCGATGAACAGCAAGATGCATCATTTCATATTTTAAGACAAACTTTAATTGATTTATCAGTCGTACCAGAACTTGGTGATATACTTGAATGGAATTGGGCACATTGGGAAATCAATGCAGTCAATGAAAATCAACTTATTGGTGGAATACAAGATAATAATTGGAGTGTAACTTGTAATACTTTTAGGATTAGATTTTCTAATCTTGGTGTTGAGAGAATTAGGAGTATTTAATGGCAATTGATATAACAATGAGTAGGGGTAAACCTGTACCAAGATCACAACGTTCCACTACTTCCCGAGGAAATTTAAATAGAGCAAGACAATATAAGAGAGGGGTGGATGAAGTTCCAGATGTATCTATCAGTCTGATGGACTTGGATTCTGCTATCATGTTTTATTTTACAGAAGTAATAAAACCAACAGTAGTAGATAATGGTGAAAGTGTAAAAGTTCCTATAATGTATTCTTCTCCCGAAAGATGGTTTGCAATACAAAAAACTGGTTTTATGAGAGATAAAAAACGACAACTTATATTACCTGCTATTGCATTTAGACGGACTGGAATGGAAAAGGACACGGCCATACCAGTTGATAAGATGGATCCTGAAGAACCAAAACTTCATTGGCAATTTGAAAGAAAATATACTGATGCCAGTAGATATGATGCCTTTTCAATTCAACAAGGTATATTTCCTCAAAGAGAATATTATAATGTAGCAGTTCCAGATTATATGGTATTAAGTTATGATTTTATGATTTGGACACATTATATAGAACAAATGAATAAGATTGTTGAAAGAATTAATTGGTCAGCGGGAGCATATTGGGGTGAACCTGGTAAGATGAGGTTTAGAACAAACATAGAGAGTTATGCTGATAGTACAGAAGTTTCAGAAAGAGAAAGGATAGTTAGGACAGAATTTAGTGTTACCTTAAATGGTTATTTGATACCAGAAGCATTTAATGAATTGGCAGGGCCTCATACGATGCAAAAATATCTTACTCCAAAGACACTTGTAATTGGAACGGAGACAGACGTTGATATTGCACCGTTAATGGACCAGTTAGTAGGAGAAGAAACCTTTCCAGGAGCTGCAGCTTCTTTAACTCAAGACAGAGTTCAACCAGTAGTTTTACAAAATCCATTTACATTAACTGGAGGAACAGGGATAACACTTACGAATGATGGGGATGCATATACAGGAGCCACGGCAGTATCTCATACGATTTCCATTCCGCAACTGGTGAATACTGATTCAAATGTTCAATTTAATTCGGTAACTGGTTCATTATTAGTTGGATCAACTAATACACTTATTCTTAATAATGATGGTATTACAGGAAATGTAGCAATTACTGGTTCTTTAACGACAACTTCCGATTTATC